CGGTCATCTTGGTCTGGAAACCACGAGTCTGTTACGCCTCGTTCAAATAGGGCAGATAAATCTCTAGTTTGAAGTGCAGCACTAATTAACTTTGCTTCGTTTGTCATAGGTTAGGGAAATCCAATCCCCAGCTCCCATACCGCATTAAGCGAGTAGGAAGGTCAACCACCCCTGCAACCTCTGCTCTGTATGGCAGGTCGTCTACAAGTTTTTCTACAGATTTATAAGGAGTTGCATATCTAAAAGGATTAGTAGCGTACTGGTCTAAACTTTGCATCACCTCTACCAACTCCTCTTCGTCATGTTTGAAACTTACCAGCTCTAGGGTCCAACCGCGCTTTAGAGTAACTGAGTACAAATGGCTTAGAACTAAACGGTTGTAATGAGTCTTTGTTTTATTAACGGGAATGATATTAAGAATCTTACGTTTGTCAACGTACTCGTCCACTATCACATCAAAGGTAACTAGGATGCGAGGAGGAAGAGAATTACTAATATCACCTCTCTCCATTAGAACACCTTTATCTTTCCATACTTTAAAAGAAACTCTCTAAACTTCTCTGGGTCTTGTCTTGCTAATTCTGTCTCCGCAAGAGAAGCTTTTGTCGATACCTCAATTGGATACACCCCTTCGTTTTCAACAATGGCTAACGCAACATACTTGGTATGTTTGCATGTCCCTTTAACGCTAAACCCTGGGCAGGTGCATCTCAAATTTTGTTCGTCATCTCCACTTACTTCAAAAATCCCTGGTCCTGGATTTGTAGAGCTTTGACTTAAAAAAACTTGAATTAGTTTATATTCACTCACGCTTGCCTTGAATCCCAAAATGACCAACTACATTCAATGCTACGTCAAAATAAATTGAAGCGTTAGAAAACAAATCCTCTGGATGGTGCAAAGAGTCTTTGTCTGAACTCCAATTATTTTTTAAATAATTTTTAAGAGATGGCTCAAGCATATCTACAAACTCATCAACAGTTAGATACCCGTGCTCTCTTAAATCTTTTTTACCCATTAACGTTTTCCTTTGCCCACTGTTTATACTCAAAGTTTAATTCTGCTATATCAATAGTGCCTTCGTAACTTTGTTCGTAAAGATACTCAATAAAATCATCATCTGCTACAACAACTGGCAAACCGTCTAGCTCCATAACTACCTCCTCAAATCGTTTATGTTATCCATGTTTAAATACATAAAAGCCTCATTTGCAAAAGACTCTGTTGCCTCTCCGTAAAGTCCCGACCAATTTTTTAACTCTACGTTGGTAGTAACTATAGTGGGAAGTCCGTTGTTGTACCGAGTCCTAAGAACGTGGTGAAGCATACTCTTTTGCCAACCAGACAAACTTGCATGTTCTTTTCCTACATCATCTAAAACCAAAACTCTTACGTTGTAGGCATCGTCTAAGCTTTCTCCCAAAATACCGTCATACAAAAGCTTGTCAGATTCAGTTTGCTCATCCATCAAAGCCCCCTTCAAATCTAAAAGGGAGTTAAAGGTTATAAAGTAGCAAGGTCGGACCAAGGTCTTACCCTCCCCAATCTTCAAAGCCTCTGGGGTAGCCGTCCTCATAATCTCCTGTAGGAGGGTAACTGCCACGGTCGTCTTGCCCCTACCAGGCAACCCGTAAAGAAGTAGGCCAAGACCGCAAGTCTGGCGTCCTACGGCTGACACTACGTTGCCCTTGTAAAGCCCTGTGAGCCATTTTGAGAGGCTATCAAGAGCCTCGGTAGGTACGTCTTTACAGTCGGTCAACTCCCAGCCGATTCTGGCCTTTGGGAGGGATGCAATCTGTATCCAAGTACGTCTACGGATAGGTAGGTTATCTAAACTGAACATTAATCCTCGTCATCAAATAGGGCCAGTTTTTTGGCTGCTTGAGCCTTGGCCTCAACAATAGCAGTCTCTCTCTGTTCTGGTGTAGTTACAGATATTCGAGCCTGCTCAACAATGGAAGGGGCTATACGAATGAAAGAACGCCAAAGATGATTTCCATCCTTATATTTGTCATGTTGAATTGCACTGAAGAAAATATCAATCATGGCAACTTCTATAGCGCCATTGGTTTGAAACTTCTTACGCATACCCGCGAGAGCCATAACAAAACGGGACTGGGTGACGCGGAATGGGGGGATATTCCACAGGTCCATCATTCGGTCAGCAAACTCGTAAGCCACATCTTTAGAATTCCACTTAGCGACCTCTACGCTATCTCGATGACGCTTACGTTTATCCGTCTTAGCGTTTTGGTCGGTTTCAAAATCACTTGTGGACTTTGAGCCAAACAGGCTTCGATACATCTCATCATTCATGCTTCCCCCGTCCTCTTTGACTTCGTCAAAGAATTTATTTGTAGCTATATAAGAGATATTGGCTTTTAAGCTATTAGAAATAGGGCTAAAGGCTATATCGCTATATAGCGTATCGGAAGGTACCAAAACTGGTACCTTCTGTGAGATTTTTAAGCGCGTTCCTATGTTTGAGTTTCTAAGCCTAATTACGTAGCCAGCAGACTCCAGCTCTATAATTAGTTGTCGACTCTTACGTCTACTAATACCCATTTGAATTTTTAGGGTCTCTGAATTAACCCGTAAATCAGGGTCAGACACAAAAAGGTTTAAGGCATACCTAGCATCCCTACTTAGGCTCATCAGGGCCTTTTTCCATAGCTTCTTTGATAGCGCTTGCTATAGCAACTGCAAATATTTTAGCTATCTCTTCAACAGCCTCTAATATTATATCTGAGGACTCATACTCACCCTCGTCGTCGTCTTCGTAGTCTTCCTCTTCATCATCATCCTCATGCACAGTAACCTTTACAAAATTAGATTCGTTTTTAGCCTCTTTTTTGCTGTAATCAATTGGGTTAACTTTAGTTTCAACTTCTGGCATATTCTCAAACTGTCTAGGCTTTATGTCTGTTGTTATTGACTTTATAGCAACTAGCCCATTAGTTAAATCAAAAGACGTTATGTTATGTTTTTGAGAACACCTAATTGCCTCAACACACTCAAAATCTTCATCATCCCAAAGTATAAAAAACTTTGTTTCTCTGTCTTTATTGTCTATAACAAAGCTTGAAAAGTCTAAATCTGAGTATTCTTTATAAGTAATACTTTTACTATCTGAATATTGTTTAGCCCACACAACTCCCTCGGAGGGGGTTTTATCATAAATTAAAGCTATATACGTTTCGTCAAACGATTCAATAGTGTCGTTTAACAAAGCCTCTACGTTTGCTCTTGAAGTTTTGCCATTTCCTATAACCGCTATGGTTACTCGTCTCATTTGGTACCTCCTTGACGGAGATGCCAGCATACACAACTCTTACATAAAGGGCTAGTCTGGTTGCGCCACAAATATAGCCCAAGGAGTTCCGTGGGTTATAAACTCTCCAACAGTCGCAGCAAGCCTGTTTTGTACTAAAGCTCTGTTTTTATAATAATGACTTCTAGATAACCCTGGAGTACCTTCCCAAACTAAATCGCTAGTCTGTTGATACCCCCCCGAACCATCAAAATACGGCCCAACATAAGAGGCTCTTTCAAACAACACGGCGTCAACGAATAACACGTTTCCAGTGCCGCCTGCCCAAGATACGCTAACTTTTGCGTGTACGGCATTAGTAGGGGCAGTTGCAGTTATTGAAACTCTTCCAAAGGAAGTGTTTACGTTAGTAGACGTTCCAGAATTTGTAGAAATTAATGCGCCGCCCTCTGTGTACCAAGATATCCTGGCTGTTGCTGTGGTAGCCGCTCCAGTTCTTTTTGCATAAAAACTTAAAGAGTATTCAGAGCCTGCTACAACATTATGAGCAAATGAGTCAGTTTCTACTATTACAGTTCCAGCACTAGTCGGGGTTGCTGTAAGGGATGTTGTACTAAAGTCTAAAGCTCCAGTTGCGGAAGTGCTTAGTGTTGCGTTAGAGGTGCTGCAAACCCACCCACTAGTATTTATTTCAAAACTTGGGTTAGTTAATAAATTAACTCTGTTTGATATTAAAACAATATCTGTTCTTCTAGCATCAACAAAAGTTGTAGGTTCAGCAGAGTTTTCAAATTGAACAGCGTCAATATAGTGAACTTCTCCGTTAGCGCATCCTTCAATTCTTATGTATGGAACAGCAAACTTAGCATTTGCTGGAGCAGAAGATGTAGAAAACGACGGCCTAGTCCAATCTCCTGTAGTGTTTAACCCACTGGATTCACCTGCAGTTCCTAACAGAGTTTCATCCCCGTCATACCATCTAATATCAAGCACAACATTTCTTGCGGTAGTCTTTGCTCTGCTATACGCGGATAAAGTGTATGATTTTCCGCCTTGAACAGGTATTCCTAAAGTTCTTACATTTAAAGTTCCGCAAGCAATTTCAACGTCTGCTGCACTATTAGCTGTTACCTTTAGAAATCCAAGTTGACCATTTGGATAATTAGATGGAGATGTCACTTCTATATACGGTGCTACAGACGGAGTTTCACTATCTAAGGTTCCCTGAGTTAGTGTGGCATTAGATACGTTTCTCCAAAAACCTATTGATTCTTTAAATGAAGATGAATTAACATCTTGCATGTAATTAGTTATAGGGTCAATTTTACAGTTATACCCAGAAAAAGCTGTAACGTAAGTTTTTAATCCTTGAATAGAGCCCTTTTCAGAGTAAATTTTAATAGCATTTCTAAGAAGAATTCGTGCTTGTTGAAGCCCTACGTACGGTTCGTATTTTAATCCAAATTGATTTAGCATTGGGGGAACTAAACGACCATCTAGGTTAAGTATGTCGTATCGTTCACTAACGTTTTGAGCCGAAGTTTTAAATAGGTCGTGTTCAATAGCAAAAATACTTAAAAAATTATATAAATCATCGTTTATAGAATCGTCATTATCAGAAGCAGAAAACGTATTTTTTATTTTAAAAATTGCTGGAAGGTAATCATAAAATTGTTCTTTAGTTCCGTAATTTTTTACAGATACCCCAATAGCCTCTCCAGCTTTAACCCAAGTGTTTTGTACTGTTTCTTTTACAAATACTGAATAATAGTAAGTGCGGCCTGGAAGTAAGCCGGAGTTTGAAGGTATTTGACCTTGGTCTAAATAAAAAGTGGAGTCGTCTGCGGGTATAGCGTCTATTAATAGGTCTCCGTCATCTGGAGTCATGGGAAATCCAAACGGGTTTCTCAATAAACGTAAATTGCTCCAAGAACCGGAAGGTTCAGTCCATCTTAATTCAATTTCGTTATAGTCTGTAGAAGTGGCTGTAAATGGAGATGCGTCAAAATCTACTAGGGTGTTTGCACCGTAGAAAGATATACCATAAAAATCAACGCCATAAATAGCCATGTATTATTACCCAAACACCCAAGCTACTACAGCTAAGTTATCCGTTGCTTCAGCAACGTTTGCAGCAAAAACTGTTCCAGTTGGAGAGATAGACGCAACAACAGTTCCGGCAGAGTTTTTCCACTCTTGTAAGTTTGCGCTTTGGCTTGCTATTCCTCTTACAGTAAGAGGTACAGTTGAGGCTCCAGTACTAAGAACAATACCGCCACCAGATAGTTTTAAATACTGAGTATGTACGTCCCCAGTAATTCCATTTTCTATGTTGGCAAGTCTAGAAGATACAGTTGCGTAAGAAGTAGCAACGTTTGTGTAAGCTCCTGAACCAGTAGTTGAAAGGTTTGGATTTATACCAAGCGTGCTTTCAATTGCTGTTACCTCTTCTTGAAGTAAGTTTGGGTGGGACGCGTCAATAGTATCTACAGTGTTTGCTTTTGTAGTAAAGTTTCTAATCGACCCTGGGTATACGGCTGCCATTTTTCTCCTTAGCTAATTCCACCAGATACGTTTACTGTGAAAGTTCCTTCTTCTGGAAGTTCATTTACTGCGCATTCAACAGTTTCTACAACTAACGCTAGAGCAGTACCAACAGAAGCTGCTGTGCTAGAAATAGTTCCTGAGTATGTTTTAGCGTATGTGAACGTAGTAGAAGAAGGAACAGTTAATACTGTAAACACCCCATTAAAATTGGTGTTTACTACATCGGCAATTCTTACTCTTTGACCAATTGTAAAGTTATGTGCAGCAGAGGTTGTTATAGTGGCTACATTTGACGCCAACGCAAAGTTAGACACATTAAACTGCTGTTTTGCGTCTGTTCTGCGAAGAATCTCTACTGTAACGTAATCAATACCTGTTACCGCGTTTAATGAGCTCATTATATACTGAAGCGGAATTGTGTCTGCAAAGAACACGTTGTCAATATTAAATAGCTCTCTTATTGATGATAAAGCTTGATTTTGTACAATGCTTTGCTTGTATTGAGGTAGCAAATTAATAGTAACTTCTAAATCAACAGGCACGTACGCTGGTGGGAAATATGTGATTTCAGTTCCAGGAGCAGCTTTTTCTTGAAAATATGTAGAAAGTTCTGTGATTAGGTTATCAAAAACTGGTGTAGTTGATACGACTCCCCCTGCAGTTACAGAACCTCTGTCTCCAAATGGTTTTATAAATAACAAAATGCTTGAGTAAACATTTGCTTCTGCAATTGCTTTAGCTACTCCAGGAAGTTGAAGAGCAAGAGAGGAGTAGTCTTGAAGAGACACGGCTCTATTTAATCCTTTTAACGCTAAGGGGGCGTTAGTCCTAATTGAGTCCGTTGTTTCTGGGTCTGAGCCACCAGCTGCTGCTTCCTGATTATTAACAGTTACACCAGATTGAGGGTTTGTTAAAAAGAAAGTTAATTTATTTACAGGGACGTTTCCAGCAGAACCAAGTCCAACTCTGTACGTTGCATTAATAGTTCCAGCTGAAGGGGGTATACGGCCACCGATACCGTCACCAAATTGAACATAGGTATAGCCTTCGGAATCCGAAAAAGTTGTAAACACAGGGTCAAATAGGTTATTGTCAATTAAAAATGCGCTGTAAGTATAAGAAACTCCGTTTACAGAAATCTCAATACTATCTGTGATAGTTGACTCTTGAGACAATTTAAAGACTTGATTAGGCGTTCCGTTAGATGTTCCAAGTAGCTCAGTGAATGTTTTTCCTTGAGTAGCGTCTACGGTAGCAACTCCGTTAACCGAACCAACTTTAGCTGGAACAACTACTGCGTCATCTGTTTCAAAAACAACTTGAGTAGTAACTCCGTTTACAGTTACAGACGTAGCAATTTGAGTTTTTGCCGGTACTGTCTTATTTGTAGCGCTAGAGTTAGAAAACGTTAGTTCTACTGTAGCTGGGGTGCTTTCGGTTGGGGTGTAATTAAGCATAGAGGCAATTCTAAGAATGCTGTCTCTTTGACTAGCAGTAGCTAAAAACCCCTCATTAGCAGCTCTATCAATGTAGAAGTTTAAAAGGTCTCCCATATAGGAAAACAGTTCAACCAGAGTAACTCCAAAGTCTGATGGGTCTCTGTTAGTCCAATTAGGGGCGTAATTAGGGATTAAATTAAGAAGGTCTTCACGAATGGTCTCATAATCCCTGGAGGTGTAGTCCACCTGTGGGATGTATGAAGAGGAAGCGTTATCAGCCATTGGTTATCTCCTGAATTAAATCACCTGAAGAACTAAGGATAGCGGTTTTTAGCGTGACTGTATCCTCCTCCCCAGTAGGAAGTTTATAAAAAACACTGACTTCTAAAGAACCTTGTACGGCGTCAAACACAGGTTTTATAGAAGTTAGCTCTAATCCTACAAGCCACTTGCTAAAGGCTTCTCTAATTGTGGTGTTTGCCTTCTCTATGGCTAGGGTTTCGTTTTCAAACACTGTTTGGTTTACTAAACTGCCGTAGTTAGGGCGCATGACTCTTTCACCAAACCTAGTCATAAGCACTAAAAGTACTCTATCTTGCCAAATCTTCTTTTGGTCATTGGAATACGAAAGTTCCCCAAAAGAGTTAAAAGAAAATGGTAATGATATTGCTGAGCTTGCCATTAATACACCCCTATCCAAACTGGAAAATTAGCGTCTCCACCCTCAAACATAACCCATACTCCTTGGTCAAGTCTTGGAACTAACCTGTGAGGTGAATGCTCTGCTGTGGTATTTGTTTCTTGTTCGTCGTTCCAAAGTTCGTCAGTATCTGTAGCTGTTTTTTTAGGGTGTTTTAAAGTAGTTGCTCCCGCTTTAGCTACTACCGTTAAGGCTGGAACAGTTTCTGTATCACCTCTTGAGTCTGTAACCGACACGGGTGTTGTAGTTAAAAGTGCTGCAATCTGTGCCGCTGTATGTTCTTGATGGTCAGGGTGGTTTGAATTAGAGGTTACAGGTAGGCACGGCCACGCCCATTCGCTTAAAGCGTTGCCCAAAACTTGAGGAACTAGTAGTTTAATTCTTTTGTAATTTTCAGGGTCTTCATTTTCTTTACAAATTCCCCTATAGATTCCGTAATATACGTCGCTCATCTAGTCCTCGCTATTTTTGCAATTACAGCTGGAGACCTTTTAGTCTCTGCTTTTTTAGCAATTAAATTACCTTTATTAGAAGACCACGTGTTGTTAGAAACTTCAAAAGATTTTTTGTTAGGAGCAGTTCTATTTTTTGAAGTTACTAGTCTAATGTCAGAAGTTGGCTTTATTTGAGGAGAAGAACTTATTAACTGATTTTTTGGCGTTTCTCTGGTTTGTCTAACATTAGGCTTAATTATTCTATTTTGAAAAGTTGCAGGTGATGCAGGGGCGCCTGCTATGTTAACGCTTCCTAAAGAATCAGTTCCCAATACAAGATAAGTTGTATAAAGATAGTAGTTTAACTCTGTCTCTTCTACCCTGTGTTCTGTCTCTAAAACTGTCCAATAACCACTATATGAACCAACGGTATCTAGATAAACAGGCTTTCCTGGAAGTAACCTAGAATCTCCAAAAACTACAGCAGTAGCTCTGTATGGAAATTTAGAGTTTTCGTCAGCAGCTTCTGCTTCATAAGTAGCTACTTCAAAATTGTTTACAACTACCGTAGTAGCGTATCTATCAAATAGTTCTGTTTGAGCTTTTTTTCTAGTGGGGGTTGAACGTTTTTGTTTTGTCACTTGAATCAACTCGGCAGTTCTTGGGTCTATTCCAGTAACTGCAACTGCAGACTTATCTGATAATCCGTGGGATAGGGTCTCTCCAATTACAGGATTAAACTCGTATATATGTTGAGCACTTTTCATTCCGTATTCACCCCTAGTAAAATAAAGGGCTTCAGAAAGATTTTCTGTAAATTCTTTTAAATGAGGTTGAAAATACAAGGTAGTTCCTTCTACATTTAAACTGTACCCGCACTGTTTTGCTAGTTTTCGTAAAAACTCCCAATCAGTTAACCCCGCCTGAGATATTTGAGGGTACACCCTTGGATGCGGTTCAATTTTATAAGAAAAACCATTTTCTACAGCAATTCTTTGAGCAATCTCACTAGCGGTTACATTTCTAAACACATCTTGGCTAGCTTGACGCATTACATAAGAAGCACCAATTGCTGAAACTTCAATAAAATTAGAAGCTCCAGTCATATCAGCCTTTATGTGATGAACGTACCCAACAAACTCTCTTTTTCCAATATTTAAAGTTATTGGAGTTCCTGGCTTAACTCTAGATACGTCTACTCCCCAGTCACGAAAGTGAATGGTTGCAAACTCGTGATTAAACAGCCCTTGTTTAATATAGGCGGTATGCACACGGTCTGGTTGAGCAGAGCTGGTAGGGAAACTAACTTTTACACTATTAAACACGAGGAATCCTTAAAAAAGTACCGGGTGGAATATTTTGTATATCTTCAATTTCAGGATTAGCTTCCATAATTATCCACCAAAAACCTGGTTTGCCATAAAATTTCATAGCAATATTGTCTAGTCTTTCTCCTTGTTTGTATGGATACTCTTGATAAGTTAATATACTTAGTTCATCAAATTCGTAAAAAACAACTGGGTATGCGTCTTCATCAGGCTCAAAAGAAATAAAATCAACAACAGAGAGCTCATACCGTGAACCTAGTCTAATTGGCATTGTTATCCCTTGCTTGTAAGTCCTGCGGTTGCAAGGACGTTTAGTGATATTGATACATTTGTAGAAATAGGAATCATATCGGGTGTAAACCTCATATGTTGAACTCCTAGACTAGTGACATATCCTTTGTAAGCAAGGGGTCCAATGTCAATATTTAATAATGTTGGCATTAAAAAGCCAATGTCAGCTGTTTGTATTCCGCGTCTGTTAGTCCAAACAGCGTCACCTGTTCCAGGACCATTAATAGCTCTGTATAGGTACTCAACATCTGAGATTGTTCCTCTTTCAAATAAGTCAAGTAACTTATCTTCTAATTGCTCAGCACTAGTTTGAAAAGAGGTGTTTCCACTGTAGTACTCAGAAAACTCTCTCACTGAGTTTCTCAACAGACCCCTTTCAGTCACCTTGTTGTCGTAAGACTGGTCAGGTCTGTATTGAGATACTTGAGCTGGGGGTACCCCATAGATATTTGAAGTGTTTAACCCTGGTCTTTCAAATTTAGCGTTAGCACAGGCAAAGTCATTAGTTCTATCTAAAACAATATTAAACGTAATTGTTTCAGTAGCTGGGAAAGCGGCCACTAACGATAAAAACATGTCCTTGACATCTGGAGTTGTTTCCATTTGTACTTGAACAGCTGTTGAGAAAGATTCTGGATTCCATAAAAATTGAAAACCGTATTTTCTTTCATTATCAGAAGCCTGTTTTGCTATTTTTTGTGCGTCGCTACTAGAATCAGAAGAGCCGACTGTAATGTCTAAATTTGCGCTTGAATTCCACCATAGACGGCCACGTCGGTATGCCTCGCTAGAACGATTTGGTTTTCCAAAATCGTTGTACCCACCACCCACGTTGTTAACTAAAGTAGGTGTTAAAGGCATACTCCATTTGTGAGGAGGTAAATTCCACTTGTATTCACTTGGGTCAGCCTCTGGTTGAGGAGACGGAGTAGTGTCTCCATCAGTAGCAACTTCCGCTTTAGTTTTATCTTTTTTAGTAGTTTTATTAGTAACAGGTGGAACAGTTGATTTAGTATCTTTTTTAGAAATCTTATCAATTAGCGGTGGAATAACAATAGTACCTACAGTAGCTACAGTAGCTGTTCTTCCAAGTACTTTTTTTGTCAGTACTTTTGACGCAGCGCTTCCTACAGCATAGCCACTTGCAGTTTTTGTAATTTTGCTAGTCCCAGGCTTTGCTGCTTTAGCTGATTTAGCAGCACCTTTAGCAACTGTAGCCGCAGTTCTTTTTACTTGGTTTTTTGCAATTTGTTTGGCAGCTACTCCAACGCCTATTCTTAAGGCTCCTACTACAACAGGTATTAAAGGAATTGGCATTATCTACTTACCGCCATTCTAATAGCATCTTCGTTAACAAGAATGTTTTTAACTTCTCTTGCAAGTTTCTTTTCGTCAATTGCCGTTCCTTTAGGTACATTAATGTTTACAACTACTCCACCGTAGTTAGTGTGTGTACTGCCCCCACCAATTTCACTTCCACCAGCTCCACCGCTTTTTGCAAATAAAGGCGTTCCTGATTTCATATCAAATAAAGATGTGCCAGATACTCCTACACCTTCTATGGCGTTTGCTGAATAAACACTTGAAGCAGAACTAGAGTCTAGAGAGGCCGCTCCACTTAAGTAACCGAGTGGGTCTACCTTAGATTCGCCTCGTCGTACTTCAAAGTGTAAATGTGGACCAGTGCTGTTTCCTGAATTTCCGCTTAATCCAATAACTTGTCCAGCTCTTATAGAAGCGCCTTCAGGTACACCTTTGCTAGACAAATGTCCGTAATAACTTGTGTACCCATCGTCATGTAATACTTTTACATAATTACCAAATCCGTCAGAATCATAACCCGTAGGCTGTACTATTCCATCTTTAACAGCCATTACTGGAGTTCCTGTGGCAACTCCGTAGTCTACGCCTCCATGAGGTCTTCCATAAGAAGGGCTTTTCTTTCCATTAAATACTAAATGTCTTACTTCACCGTAAGAACTGGTTACTCTAGGACTTCCGCTTAGAGGTTTAACTGCTGTATACATAGCTTCTTTGCCGTCGCCACCACCAGTTCCACCACCAGGCTCTTCGTCAGTCATGTCTGTGTTAAATAGTTTGTTTGCTGCGTACGTTGCACCTGTTGCAAGAATAGCAGCCAACCCAAACTTTTTAAACGCGCCACCTTTTCCAGCACCTCCGCCAAATAGAGCGCCTAGGAAAGAGGTTATTCCGCTAAGAACTAACCCACCTATACCGCCCATTAACCCGCCAAGTCCGTTATTTCCTCCACCAGCTAATGTTTCTATTTTAGAGAACTGTTTAATGATGTAACCAAAATCGTCTACGTGTTTATTAAAGTTTTTAGCAGCCGTGGTAAGAAGCGTGTTAGCTTCCATAATTCCTTGAATTTGATAATCAGATGTAGAAGCAATAACATCGGAAGCTGCTGCGTTTCTTTTTGCTTCGCTTTGAGCAATATCTGGAATCAATCCGCTGTCTTTTAATGATTGTAAATCTAATTCTGCACCAGATGCTTTTTGCATAATTGCATTAATGATGCCCATTCGTAGTTCTGGCGATTCACCGAAGTACTGATTTAAATAAGAATAAAGAGCATTACCTGGTTGCAATGATAGAGC